TATTATTGAGTTATATGGAAAAAGTGATTATATTAATGGATAAATTGGAGAACAAATGTTTAGTTTTAAAGGTTTCATTACCACAGAAAAGAATACACACCTTGAGCATTTAGAAGACGATATAATTAATCGTGGTTCAGAAGGTGGCAAAAACGCAGTAAATTTTTTAAAGTCAGTTAGAAATATGCTAGCTGGTTCATCTAGCGGACGAGTTAATATGTCTGTTAAATGGGACGGCGCACCTGCTATTATTTGTGGTATCAATCCAGAAAACGGCAAATTCTTTGTCGGTACAAAATCAGTCTTCAATAAAACACCAAAGATAAATTACACACCAGCAGATATATCTAAAAATCATTCTGGTCCTGTTGCTCTAAAATTAAATGCTTGTTTAAAAGATTTAAAAAGATTGGGCATAAGAGGTATCTATCAAGGTGATTTACTATTTACTAAAGGCGATCTAAAACCTGCCGTTATTGATGGTGAAAAAATGATTACATTTACACCTAATACAATTACATACGCAGTACCTATGAACTCTAAATTAGGTAGACAAATAATGAGAGCAAGAATGGGTATTGTATTTCATACTTACTATACAGGTAAAGATATGCAATCTTTAACAGCAGGTTTTGGAACTATAAAAGGTTCTTCAGGTTCGTCAGCAGTTTATTTAGCAAGTGCAGGTTATACAGATACATCTGGTTCATCAACATTTACGTCTGGCGAGTTATCCAGATTTGACGCATTAATCAGAATGGCAGAAGGTTCTTTAGCTAAGGCTGCACCTTTACTTAATGTTATGAAATCAAACGATAGTTTATCAGTAGGGTTTAGATTAAAAGCATTTTTTAATTATTATATTAAGAATAGTAAAGGCACGTCTATGGCAAAAGTTAAAACATTACAAGATATGTTTAGAGAGTATTACGAACAGATATTAAGAGCAGAAATTAGTGCTAGAAAAACTGAAGCAGGTAAACAAAAATATAAAGACGCATTAAAAACAGGTTTAAGTTTTATAGATAAAAATAGAAGTGCATTGTATTTTGCCATTGCCTCACACGTTAGTTTAGGTAATGCAAAGAATTTTTTGATACAAAAGTTATCGCAGATACAAAGTATAGGACATTTTATAAGAACACCTAATGGATATAGAGTAACTAATCCAGAAGGATTTGTTGCAGTAGATAGAAAAGCAGGTGCAGTTAAACTTGTAGATAGATTAGAATTTAGTAGAGCAAACTTTACTATTGCAAAAGATTGGGTTAAAGGATAATGAAACAAACACTAGAATCAATTAGACAATATATAAATGAAGGTGTTTACGATCCAGGTATCTTCAAAGCATTTTTTCTTGCAGGTGGTCCAGGTTCAGGTAAAACATTTGTTACTCAATCAGCATTTGCAGGTACAGGATTAAAAGTTGTTAATTCAGACGCTGCTTTTGAAAGAGGTTTAAAAAAGGCAAATCTTTCATTAAAAATGCCAGACGAAGAAGAATACTTTAGAAACATAGTTAGACAAAAGGCTAAAATGACAGCAACAACTATGCTAGACACATACGTTACTGGTAGATTAGGATTAGTTATTGACGCTACAGGTAGAGATTATAGCGTAATACAAGGTCAATTTAATAAATTAAGAAATTTAGGATACGATTGTTATATGGTATTTGTTAATACAAGTTTAGATGTTGCTTTACAAAGAAATCAAACTAGAGGTAGATCAATACCTGAATACATTGTAACTAAAAGTTGGCAAGGTGTTCAAGCAAATATGGGTGCATTTCAAAGAATGTTTAGTCCTAATAAGATGTTAATTATAGATAACAATAGAGATGAGAAAGAATTAGTAACGCAAACATTAAACACTGCTTCTCGTTTTATTAGAAGTAGATTAAGAACTAAACCAGAAAATTCAATTGCAATGAGTTGGATTAAAAAAGAATTAGAGTTAAAGAAAAGATGAGATTTAAAGATTACATATTTCAACACTTAAAACAAAATGAAGCTGTCATTGATATACCTAGACAGACTTATGCTGTAGGTGTGTTTTCTAATCCAGAATCTAAAGACCCTAAAATCAAACCTGAAATTATAGGTATGATTATGAAACAGTTTACAGAATTTAAAAAAGAATATCCTATATTAGATTATTCTTTAATAGGTTCAATCTTAACAAAAAGATATAGAGATGACGCAGACCTTGACATCAATGTATTGTTTGATGTGCCAAAAGAAAAACAAGAAGAAGAAAGATTAAGATTATCTCAAAAGTATTTGTCTGCTAAATCGCCAGATAGTGTAAACGGTAAACTAATACCTGGTACAAGACATCCTATCAATTATTATTTTATTACAGACAGACAAACTTATGAAGATCAAAATAAAAAGGCAGACGCAGTATTTGATATAGGTAATAATAAATTTATTAAAAGACCTGAGGACTTTAAATTTGATCCTGATTTATATGTAAAAGACTTTGAGAAAAAAGTACAAGAGATAGATGTAATTAAAGGCGAACTAAAAAGAGATATTATAGATTACAAAGAATTAAAAGGTCTAACAACAAATGATGTTTTAGATTTACAAGATAAAGTAAAAGATAAGTTAGAAGAAATAGAAGATAGTATAGAAGACATTATAAAAATAGGTGATGTTGTATTAGCAGATAGAAGAAAAGCATTTGATAGTGATATGTCACCTGAAGAAATAAGAAAATACGGTATTAAAAATAGATTGCCTAAAGCAGTAATCTATAAGATGTTAGAAAAATATCATTATATAACTTTCTACAAATATTGTAAAAAAATATTAGAAGACGGTGAGATTACTGATAAAGAGATTGATGATTTACACATAAACGAGGCAAGAAGAAAAACAATAGCATTCACTTTTGGTAGATTTAATCCACCAACAGTAGGACACGAAAAACTAATTAAAAAAGTTGCAAGTGTCAGAGCAGATACATTTAAAATATTCATTAGTAGAAGTGAAGACGCAAAGAAAAATCCTTTATCACCTAGAAACAAACTAGATCATATGAGAAAAATGTTTCCTAGATTTGCTAGAAACATTGAAATCAATACAACAAATATGATTTTAGATATTGCAACTAGATTACATAAACAAGGTTATACTGAAATCTTTATGGTAGTAGGTAGTGATAGAGTTAGAGAGTTTGAAACAATACTAAACAAATATAATAATGTAAGAAGCAGACACGGATATTATAACTTTGATAATATCAACGTGTTATCAGCAGGCGAAAGAGATCCTGACGCTGAAGGTGTATCAGGTATGAGTGCAAGTAAGATGAGAGCGGCTGCAGAAAAAGGTGATTTACAATCATTTAAAAGAGGACTACCTAGTGGATATGGTGGTGCAGAAAAATTATTTAAAGATGTTAGAACAGGTATGAAATTAGCTGCTAGTTATACATACGTTGGCAATTATAGACCTGTAAAATCTTTACAAGAGTTTGAACAGAATCAAATTAGAGATTTATATATTAGAGAAATGATCTTTAATATAGGTGACAAAGTTAATTACATAAAAGAAGATATTGATGGTAAAGTGATAAGACGAGGTACAAATTATGTTGTACTAGAAGATAACAATAACAATTTACACAAAGCTTGGATATGGGATTGTTTGCCTGATCCAGCAGATAGAGAGGCACAAGTGCGAGAATATAATTTAGATGTTGATTACGGCTTTGAAGCTGTATCAAAAGAAGATTTAGACAGGTTGCCACAAGACAAAGACGTTAAGAAAAAAGACGGAACACAACCTAAAAAGTATTATAAAGATATGTCTAAAGACACAAAGAATAAAAGAGCAGATCATTTTAAAACTAGAGATACTACAAAAAATGATAACAGACCAGCACCTGGTGATAAAGGCGCTAAAACAAAAACTAGTGTACATACAAAGAAATTTAAACAGATGTACGGAGAGGTTACTGAAAGAAAACAAAAACCTTATGTATCATCAGCAAATGGTGTGTATAGTGTATTAAATGGTGATGGAAAAGAAGTATTTAAGACTAGAGATAAGACATTAGCACACGCTTGGTTTAAAAAGAACTATGATAAAATTAAAGAGGCATACGATATAGGACACGATTATGCTCAACACGCTGTATCAGTAACACCTGGACAAGACGGATATGACCCTAATTATCAAGGTGGTTCATACAAACCAGCAGTAGATGGTACGTCTGGAAAACAAGTAGTAAATAGACCAATAAGTGATGATATTTCTGTAAAAGATATTAACGATTGGTCAACTTCAAGTGAAACAATAGATAAATATAAGGAAAGATACAAAGAAGAATGGCAGAAAAAACTGTCTGAAGTAGTATCTAAAATGATAAGGAATTTATAATGTTAAGTTTTGCAGATTACAAAGATAGAATATCAAAGTCGGTACACTATCATATAGAGAACAACATACCCTTTGCTGAGAACATTTATAGGGTTCATAGTGAAGAATTTTACAAGTTGTTTAGAGAAGCAAGAGAGTTATATAGTGAAGGTTTATTGACTGAATTAAACAGTTGGGATAAGACTTTATTAGAAACTGATATTGGAGAATTTGCAGAATATGATGGTATGAAAGTACCACTTGATTGTCCTATACAAGAAGAAGACAAAAAAACACCACCTTTAAATAAACCTAAAAGAGGTGGTCCTAAAAAGTTTTATGTCTTTGTAAAAGACGGAGATAAGATTAAGAAAGTTACTTGGGGTGACACTACTGGTTTAAGTGTTAAGTTAAAAGATCCTGAGGCAAGAAAATCTTTTGCAGCTAGGCACCAATGTGCTCAGCAAAAAGATAGAACTAAACCTGCTTATTGGGCGTGTAATTTGCCACGATATGCAAAGAGTTTAGGTATGAGTGGCGGTGGAAATTTCTTTTGGTAATGTTAGAAGATTATTACAAACCTTTTGAAGACTTTGATAATGTAGGTGTTAAAAAAACATTTACTAGAGTTTTTAAAGAGAGTGTGAAAAAAGAACAACTGCTTTGGCATAAAGATAGAAAAGATAGAAAAGTCAAAGTTGTATATGGTACAGGTTGGAAATTACAATATGATAATGAGTTGCCTACTGAATTAGAAGTTGGTCAAAATTATTATATAAACAAAAACGAGTTTCACAGATTACACAAAGGTAATAGTGAACTAAAGTTAGAGATAAAAGAATATGACTAAAACTTTAAAAGAGATGAGATTACACTTGCTACAAGAAGCAGAAGCAAGTAAAACAGAATTACAATATATCAGAGCAAAGACAGCAAATAATAATCACTTTGAGGCAAGAAGATATATTGCAGACAGAATTTTAAAAGATAAAAAGTTAGCAGACGCTTATTCATCTTTAGAAAAAATACACGATACTTATGCTAGAATTATCGGTAATGACGCCATACAGATTAGACAAAGACTTGAAAAAACTATGATGGCAGATTTAAAAAGAAAAGTTAAAAATTGGGACGAAATATATTCGGCGTTATAGGAGAACAAATGAGTAGATATAGACAATCAATGAAAGAGGCCATAGATAAAGTTTACGAACAAGGTGACCACGAAGTATCAATGGCAAGAGGTGAACTAGAGGCAATTGCTGATAAAGCAACTAAACTTGCTTCTTCACTACAAGGCAAATCAGACGAGGGTAATCCTTTAGAGGCGTGGGTACAATCTAAAATTACAAAAGCAAAAGACTATATCAATTCAGTATCAGATTATTTAATGTATAATCCTGAAATGGCAAAAGAAGAAACTATATTGGATGAAGGTAGAATGAAAGACATTTTTACTGCTAACCAAGAAGGTGAAAGTGCTGAAGAAATTGCAAAGAGATTAAAGTTACCTTTAAAAACAGTTAAAAGTATTTTAGGTGAAGAAACTGAACTTGATGAGTTTACATTAAGTCAACTTAATACATTAAAAAAATCTTATGCTGATATGAAAGGTAAAACAATATCACCAGAAAAAGCAACTGCTCTTTCAAAACATTTAGATAAACTAGACTTATTATCTTTAAGACAACTAAACAAAGAAAAAATACCTTTTTTATCTACTCTCGCTAGAAATAAAATTTATAGAAAAACAGGTAAGTT